GAGATTGCATCATCGCTTGATATCTATGCAGACGAAATGACTACCTATTCTGATCTCAGGCCAATGCTAAACATACATTGTCCCAATGAAGAATTGAGAGCGGTACTAGCAATTTTATACGAAAATATTCTTAATGTAGAATATAATTTATTTGGCTGGTCAAGAACAATGTGCAAGTATGGTGACTTTATGCTGTACTTGGATATTGATGATAAGTATGGAGTTCAATCAGCAATATCTCTGCCTCCCCAAGAAGTGGAAAGATTAGAGGGACAAGATGCGACCAACCCAAATTATATACAATATCAGTGGAACTCCGCAGGCTTAACATTTGAAAACTGGCAAGTTGCACACTTTAGAGTATTGGGTAATGATAAGTATACACCTTACGGAACATCCATTCTTGAGCCGGCCCGTCGCATATGGCGACAGTTGACTTTGATGGAAGATGCGATGATGGCTTATCGTGTTATTCGTTCCTCCGAAAGAAGAGTATTTAAAATTGATGTTGGTGGAGTTCCACCACAAGAGGTTGAGCAGTTCATGGAAAAAACTGTTTCACAACTTAAAAGAAATTCAGTCGTAGATCCAGACACTGGTCGTGTCGATNTACGATATAACCCAATGTCTATTGAAGAAGATTATTTTATTCCTGTTCGTGCAGGCTCAACAACTGATATTCAAACCCTTGCAGGTGCCTCTAATATAACAGCTATCGATGATGTCAAGTATTTAAGAGATAAATTATTCTCAGCACTTAAGATACCACAATCATATCTTACAATGGGCGAGGGTGCTACTGAAGATAAAACCACATTAGCACAAAAGGACATTCGATTTGCTAGAACTATTCAGAGACTACAGAGAGTCGTTATTTCGGAGCTTGAAAAGGTTGGCATTATCCATCTTTACACTCTGGGCTTCCGCGGAGATGACCTGCTTTCATTTAAGTTGTCACTTAACAATCCGTCAAAGATCGCTGAGATTCAAGAGATTGAGCACTGGAAGGCCAAGTTTGATATTGCCGGTGCGGCTACAGAGGGTTATTTTTCCCGTCGTTGGGTTTCTGAGAATATTTTTGGAATTACTAACGAAGAGTTTATTCGCAATCAAAGAGAGATGTATTATGACAGAAAACATGATGCCTCGCTTCAACAAGTTGCAGAAGGTGCAGCAGCCGCTGGTGCTGGCGATGGCTTAGGCGGTGGCTTGGGCGGAGGTGATTTGGGTGGAGACTTGGGCGGTGATTTAGGAACTGAAACTCCACCAGCCACTGGCCCCACAGAGATCCCAGCGACTGATGTTACCGATACGACACCAGCACCCGCAGGTGATACTGGTGGAGGCGACTCGCCGCTATTGGCAGTCCCTCCCGGTTCAAGAACTTCCAAGAGCTTAAATCCATCCGATCCAAAGGTTAGCACCTATGCTAAGAGTAGCTACAGAAGAAAAGACGGAGTAAATGATGCTCGCCCGGCCGGCAAAAGAGCACAATCATATGCTTCGCTCGCGACACCTGAAACTAACACGATGCGAAAAAACAATCTTGGTTACCCTGAGTTAAGATCATTGGGCAGAGGAGTTTTTACTGAGGAGACATCTATATATTCTGATAGAGAATTAGACGAGGAACAAAAAATCCTTGAAATGAATAATTCAGTGAAATCACTAATTGATGTTTTAGATAAAAAAGATAAACTACTGACGGAGCAAAAAGATGAAACACAATAAAAAAAGAAACACGGCATTTGTTTTTGAGTCGCTTGTAAAAGAAATTACTGCAGCGATTATCAAGAATGATGTTGATAGAAAAAACAAAGCGGTTTCTATTGTCAAGAAACACTTCCAGCCCGGCAGTGCTCTTCGCCAGCATCTAGATTGTTACAAATCTTTATATGAAAATCAAGGTTTAGAAAGAGAGACATGCGAAAGAATACTTAAAGAAGCTAACATATCTGCTCGTTTGATTGATCCTCATGGATTATTTAAACAACAGACTGAACTTATTAATGATATTAATAAAGAATTAGACTCTACTGTGTTTAACAATTTTGTACCAAACTATAAAACTCTGGCGACCATTGATCAAATATTCAATGTTAAGACATCCCCAAAAAATAAAGTAATGCTTGAAAATCAAATTGTTCAAAATATGTCTAAACAACAAGAGACCAATTCACAACAAGATGTTGATGGACTTACTTTAACAACATTTATCAGTAAGTTTAATGAAAAGTACTCTGATACTTTGCTTGAAGAACAAAAAGAACTTCTGAATTATTACATCACATCATTTGTTGACAATGCTGTAGAACTTAAGATGTTTTTAAATGAAGAGCTTGTAAGATTAAAAGAACAAATTGATTCTGTAGAAGATGGTGAACTTAATGATAAGAAACAACAAATTACAGAAAAGTTGGACAGCTTTCAATCATCTGATATAAACGATAACTTGTTGCTTACTGTATTAAAAACACAACAACTCGTAAAGGAACTTAGCAATGGCAGTGATCATTAAAGTTGGTAAGAAGTCAAATCAAAAAAAGATAAGACTTGAAATGGATTTACGTCGTTCTATGAACGGTGATTTAATGATTTTTGATCACGGAGACATTGATATAGTGCTATCACCAAATAAAAATAAAGTTGTTGCTTTTCCAAAAGATTCTTTAACTGAACTTTCGTATGGTGCACAGAATAGATTGTTTGCATGCCTACGAAAAAAGGGAATTGTTATTCCTGAAAGTATTCAAGCCGGCTCTTTCTTTGGATCTTTTGAGGCTACTCTTGAAGAATCTACCGACCCTGATGCTTCATCAGCGAAAATGGCACTGATTAACATACACAATTTTATTGAAGAAGAAAGACCATACTTTGAACAAGTTGAAGCAATTGTCTCGATGGATGATCAACATAACATTCACCCCGACAAGGAATACTCTACAGAACTTGGCGAAGTGCCACAGGCTGAAGAAAAAGGATCTATCCAGCCCGGTTACATTAGAGATCCTTATGCATACAATTACATGTATACAATTTGAGGAATTAATGGAATTATTAACATTTATACTTTGTGCATATGGCTTAACTCAAATTGTTGTATACGGTAAAATATTTAAAAATGTAAGACCAAAGGAAGGCCGCCTTGGAGAATTATTTAATTGTCCAATGTGCATGGGCTTTCATATAGGTTGGTTTTTATTACTACTTTCTCCATTCACAGAACTATTTAACTTTGATGTGACTGTAGCCAATTTTTTTCTTATGGGTTGGTTATCGTCAGGGACATCTTATGTACTTAACATGATTTTTGGAGATGAGGGAATTAAACATGAATACAAACAATCAAACCCAGAGTCCTGCCACTTGGACAAACAAGTGGATGCTGCAGCCAGTCAGACGGTGCTGTAAGGGCTCTTAGCTATGGGTAAAAAATTACTACGAGAATACTACGAGCTTTGCGAAGGTGGAGTTTGTAAAGATCTTCTCACAGAAGAAGAGAAGAGATTTGTCTCTGATGGTGGGATGATTCTTTCTGGCATTATGCAGATGTGCGAAACACTAAACGGCAATGGTCGTATCTATACGGAGAGTGTTCTAAAAAGAGAAGTTGGGAAATACCAACAGCTTGTTAAGGAAAGACGGGCCCTTGGTGAGCTTGATCATCCAGACAAAGTTGAAGTTTCATTGGCATCTGTCTCCCATAANGTTACCTCTATCTGGATGGAAGGCAATAAAGTAATGGGTAAAATTCAAGTTCTTGATACACCTGCCGGTCAAACACTTCGTGCACTTGTAGAGGGCGGATGCTCGATTGGTATTTCGTCCCGCGGCACTGGATCAGTTCAAGAACAAAATGGTAAATCAATTGTACAAGAAGACTTTGAGTTGGTTTGTTTTGATGTTGTGTCAGAGCCATCAACCCCGGGTGCTTTTATGATGAGAGAAGCTAAGGACTACGGCTTAAAAGAAAGCAAGAATGATAAAATTAACAGTCTCATAGACGAGGTATTAAAAGATGAAATATGAAAACTATGCATTAATTCAGGAAAACTGGAACAAGTTTGCTGTCGAAGTTACTGAAGATAAAATGGAATTAGACGAGGCCCGTGGAGGCAAGATTGCAGCTACAGCATTAGACGGTGCTGTGGGACTTGGTGTAGCCTTAGACTTAGCTGGTGTTGATTTTGCGAGCATGATACTTACGGATGATTCGGCACCATATTTGATTGGGTATGCCCTGTTCAGGCTTGTTCAGAAAGTAGCAAAACAAACTGGCAAATCCCCTAAAGAAATTATTGTTAATCATTTAGATGCAATTGACAACAACCCAAGAGCTAGTGCAGCTCTAAGGTATTTAGTTAGGCAAGCATCTGTTATAATCGACCCCAAAGGTGATGAAGAATTGGATGATCCAAAAGCACTTGAAGCAGCACTCGCTCCAGTTGTCGATAAGACGAAAGATGCTATTCAGAAAGACCCATCGTTTAAGGGTGCCAATCCATCAGCAGATAAGTCAAAGGCCAGNATGGGCCAGCCAGTTCCCGTTAAAATTACAGAGTAAATAATGAAAAAATCAGAATTAAAAAAAGTTATAAAGCCACTCGTAAAGGAATGTATACAAGAAGTTCTTATTGAAGAGGGTTTGCTTTCTAGTGTTGTTTCAGAAGTTGTAAAAGGTATTACAGATACAACCATAGTTGAACAGAGAAAAGCTGTGCCACAACAGATTGTTCGTGAGCCGAAGAACACAAACTTAAAACAACAAAGGCAAAAGCTGATGGGTGCTATCAATAAGGATGCATACAACGGTGTAGACTTGTTTGAAGGTACAACTCCTGCCCCAGCACAAAGAGAACAATCTGCAGGTGCTGTTGATTTGGGTGATCCAAATGATGCGGGAGTTGATATTAGCTCAATCATGGGTGCATCATCTAAAATATGGGAAAGATTAAAGTAGGTAATAATGAAAAAGAAGTCACAAGTAGTAACTAAAAGATTNAANAATAGAGAAAGNAACGAAAGATTAATTCGTAGATTTCTTAAGAAAGTCAAGAAAGAAAGAATTGTCGAAGAAGTCAGAGATAGACGGCACTACGAAAAGCCCTCAGTTAAGAANAAAATCAAAAAAGAAAGAGCACAAAGAGCAAGACTCAGAGAAGAAAGAAAAAAGCAAAGAGCTTTAGAAAGACGTCGAAGAAAAATTTAGTAACTATTTACATTGTAAATCAAAAATTTAAAGGAGTTTAATAATGGGAAGTTGGGAACTTAGACCGGGATTACATAATGTCGGTTCCTTTCAGGTAAGTGGAAAACCTTTTGCTTCAGGCTCNTGCTTAGCACCAGCCAGTGGCTCGACACATGTATTAACAGTAGATTTTCCAAATGTAACCAAGTGGGTTCAAATAATACCTCATCGTGACCAAGGCGGAGATTTGAAGGTTGGATTTAGTGCCGCTGGAATCACCAGTGCCACTGGCGAAGCTTGTTTTAGAATTCATTGTGGTCAGAGCGGTTCTGTTAACGACCCACTTGATCTTAAGATTAGTAGATTAACCTTTCAGTCAACCACTACTGAAACTGTAACATTTGATATAGTAGCCGGCTTAACAAACATTCCACCAATTTCTGTTGAAACTGAAGATGGTCCAAGTTGGCAAGGCACCACCGGAGTAAAATAGGCCCATGGCAAATTTCGGCTGGGCATATGTTAATTGTGAAGACACTGGGACTGGCGGCGGCCAAGCCGCTGGCCCGACCGGTTCGCTGCAATTTTTAACTGGTGCTAATTCTACTAATGGTTCTGCCGCATTAATGTATCATACGGCATCTGATACTAGTGTTCATCCATATACTCCAAGCACACTAGTACTATCAGGAAACCTTTTAGTAACTGGTTCAGTATCAGCTAGTGTTTTTCATTACGAAGATATCACTAGAATTGATGCAACTGGTTCTACATTTTTTGGTAATACAAATGATGACACACACATGAGAACCGGAAGCTTGGTCGTTACAGAAGCAGGTGCAGGTGCCGCCACAAACTTTGTGTTAAGTGCAAGTGCAACTCAAAAAGTTGTTAGTGTCGCCGGTTTTGCTGGGGGATATAGCTCTAAAAATGCAGATTTTGCGATCACAGAAGATAAACACATATATGGCATAACTAAAACAACTGCCACGATAATTACGGTACCGGCCGCCGATACAGTGCCAACCGGTTTAATTTGGACTATTAAAGATGAGGTCACTGCAAGAACCGGAGCTAGCAATAATATTACTCTCACCAGTTCATCACCGGTTCAAAACTTGTTTGATGGTGCATCAACTTATATTTTAACTGGCACGATGCCAGCAATCAGTATTTATTCAAATGGGACAAACTGGTTTGTCTTCTAATTAAAGAAGGAGGCACCAAATGGCATACAACAATATATCTGGAACTGTTCTCCTCCCAAACGAATTATTAAAAGTAGAAGGTATCACTTCTGGTATCGTCTCTGGTAATCTCAGCACATCCGATGGTGCTGAAGTTATTAATGTTCCGAGAGTTGCGAATGCGACCAATAATGCAATTGTAACAAATGTTGACGGCAATGCCAATACTTTAACATGTGAATCAAACCTCACATTTGATGGTGACACATTAAATGTCACAGGAGAAATTACAGCAAGTACGGGTATATCAGCCTCTTACTTAATGGGTGATGGTAGCAGGCTAACTGGTATTTCTGCAGGCGGCGGTGGAAATGCTAATGCTCAAGGCCCGNTAGGGGCACTTCAATTTCGCAACGATGCGGGTGCTGGAACAATTAGCGGTTCTGATAACCTAATATTTAACAACAATATTCTTCAAGTTTTTGGTGGCTTAAAGTTAAACAGAAGAAACACATCATCAACCATAACTGCCTCAATAACCGACTACTATATTGGCACCAATACAACTAATGGTGTTTTATCAATTAGATTACCTGATGCCGCTAATTTATTAGATGGTCAAACATATGTTGTGAAAGATGAAGCAGGCACGGCAGCATCTAATAATGTTACAATTTTAGCATCTGGTTCACAAACAATCGACGGTCAAAATTCAGTAATTTTGGAATCACCTTTTGCATCTATCCAGCTTTATTGTAACGGTACAAATAAATACTTTATTACATAGAAAAATACTGTACGGTACATACTATTTATAATTGAGCGGGCTGCCATTTATACATATGAAATATGGATAGGTGTATCTCGTTCAGCTATAAATAAAACTTAAAAATGGAGGGTTTTTAAACATGGCTTACAAATTCCAATTCGGACAGGCAATCTTGTCCGGTGCTCTGGACCAAGAAGGTGATATTCAGGTCAAGGATCAAAGTGGTAACACCCAGATCTTACTTGATGACAATGGTATCATTTCTGGTGCAGGCAATTTTCAAACTAACGGTGCACTCGTTATGAGAGATGTCACCCGTATTAGTGCGGCTGGTGCTGGTTCTTTCGCCGGTGTTGCTGCTGGTGGTGCAATCACTACCGCAACTNACATTGATGGTTCTGGTGACCTCACTATGGGCACTATTACTATGACTGGAATGTCAGTCGACGCCGACGGTGACACCATCGTCAAAACACTTGCAATGCCAGATGATGCTACAATTGGTAACAACACAAACTCTGACATGCTGACTTTTGCTGCAGCCGAGCTTACAGTAAAAGCCAACAGTGATTTCACTATTGCTAAGGCCGGTGGTCTTAAGCTTGCTGACGGTGCAGTTACTTCAACTGCTGCCGAGCTTAACTTCCTTGATGGCTCAACCGCTGGTACGGCTGTCGCATCTAAGGCTGTTGTTCTTGATGCAAGCAAAGATATCAGTGGTTTAGGCCAGTTATCGGCTGTCGGTCTCAGTGGTTCGCTTAGATTCTCGCTTGATGTTGAAGCTAACGGCGGTCTTGGAATGACACCATTCCAGAACAGTGCCAATGTTGCCGACCTTAAGATTAGTGGTGCTTTCATGCAAGCTGCTGCTGTTTCAGTCGGTGTTGATGAGCTTATGATGCTTGATGCTGATGGTTCTGTCAAAAGAGAAAGCTTCGCTGACTATGCTACTGCAATCGCCGGTGACGGTCTTGCGGCATCTTCTGGTGTTCTCTCTGTATCCTTGAGCGAGTTAACCGAAGCTGCTGTTAGTGTTGGTGCTGACTCATTGATTTTCATCGATGCAGACGGAAACGTTACTCGCAAAGATACTTTCGCTGATTATGCTACCGCAATCGCAGGTGATGGTCTTGCTGCTTCTTCCGGTGTCCTCGCTGTTGGTGTCGATGATTCGTCTATCGAACTCAACTCCGATGCACTTCGCATTAAAGCAGACGGTGTTACCGGTGCTATGCTCGCTCCAGCAGTCGCTGGTGTCGGTCTTGCTCAAGATGGTTCTGGTAACCTTGACCTTGACCTTAATGAGTTAAGTGCCGCTGCAGTTGATGTCAGTGCCGATAGCATTGCTATTATCGATGCTAACGATAGTGATGCCTCCAAGAAAGAAAGCATTGCTGACCTTGTTGCAGGTATGGCTGGTGCTGGTCTTTCGGCTGCATCTGGACAGCTTTCTGTTCAAGGTAACTCGGTTGCTGTTGCAGTTGATGGTACTGCTGTTTCTGAAGGTTATAACTTCGCTACTGGCTCTGACGGTGGTACAGTTACTCTTCCAGCCTCACCATCAGTCGGTGATGTTGTCACACTCAAGAACTCCTCTGGAGGTGTTTTGGTTCTCGCCCGAGGCGATGCTGGCCACGATATCGACGGACAGTCCGCTGTCGTTCTTGAATCGCCATTTGCTGCTGTTACATGTGTATACATGGTTGCAAACAAGTGGAAGATTGTGTAATCAATCTTTTTCAACTTTGTTGAATCTTTTGGATGCCTCCCTTGTGGGGGCATCCTTTTTTTATACTACTTATTGTGTGAAAGTTTTAGATTTGCATGGTAAAACTTATGTTGAAGCTCGATACTTAGTGGAAGAGTTTATGCTTTTAAATGAAACACCTATAAAAATAGTTACTGGTAATTCAGATCAAATGAAAATAATAGTAAAAGAAATTGCTGAAAAGCATAAAATGTATTATTTCCCCGAACATTTCAGTAACTTTGGAGCCTACATAATACAAGACAAAACNATAAGTTCATCTATTTATGGTTGAGAGGATAAAAAATGGCATATAATGTTTTAAAAGGTAATGTACAAGGTTCAGTAGATCAACATGGTGATCAAGAAATTGATGGTGTAAAGGTATTTAAGAATACTGTTAGTGCCAGTGTTTTCTGGGATACAGATGCCCAAAGCCCTTGTGCCACAATGAAAGATGTTGCAATCAAAAGTATTAAAGGCAATGTAAACAACGGCCTGATAGTTTGTGATAAAGAGCATGGTGCCAGAACTCATCACAACTTAAAATACGATGCAGACACTGAAACACTTTCAGCTAATACTTTATCAGCTAAAACATTTATAGGGTCAGGCATATACTTAAAAGATATTCCTAACAATGCATTTACTGGCCCAATAGATGCTAATTTTTTAAATCACGGTCTTGGATTACAAAATTTACGAGGAAATCTACAATTAAAAACAAGTAACGGTTTAGTGCTTGATGAGCAGGGTGTAGGTCTTTCGTTGGCTTTAAATTCTGGAATAACAGTCAAATCAAATAAAGTCTCTATTGACCCAACTAAACTTGAGCCGATTAATACAGAAGGACAGAACTTAAGTGATAATGATGTGATTATAGTTGCTGATGTTTCTAGAGGTACAACTAGAAATACAACTTTGGTAAACTTGTATGACTCTTATGTCAGAACAAAAGTACCATATCCAACCGGAACACCCGGAACAATCCAATTCAAAGGTAAAAGAAACTTTGAGTCTTCTGATAATTTAACATTTAACGGCCAAACAAATACTTTAAACCTTGAGGGTACTCTTGATTCCACAACTGTGGTTAGTAAAGCTAAAATGCTTTGTCAAGGTGCAGTCCATTACAATATAACAAAAATTACTGACAATGAATACAATGTTGATAGTTCTGATTATACAATCATTTGTGATGCACAGAAAAATCATGTCAATGTTAAATTGCCGCCGGCTCAAAATAATACCGGAAGAGTGATTGTTGTAAAGAAGGCTGACTCAGGTAAAATAAAATTAACAGCTAATAAAGTAAGTGTCACTTGCGAAGATAGCAAGATTGATCTGAACAACAGAACAGAGATTAAAATGAATTATTCGTCGAGAACTTTTCAATCTGATGGTGAAAACTGGTACATAATTGGTACCAAGGGAACTTGATTCCTATTTATAAACAAAGGAACCACACAACATGGCATATAACAACAACAAAGGACCACAACACTCAGGCGACATTCAATTTGAAGGCGATCCTGATGAAACACAAATTGACTTTGAGAATGATTCTATAAAGCTTAAAACTGGTGGAACAGCCCAGTTAGACATTGGAAACACTAGAAGTGTTTTTGCCGGTGAAGTTAGCGGTTCATTATTTTCTGGTTCAACATTTCATGGAGATGGCTCAACACTTACGGGTGTTGGTGCGATGGATTCATTTGGTTTTGGTGCAGACGGCGGTTCAACTCAAACAATAACAAATGGAAATACTGCTAGAATTGCAGGCGGGACAGGCTTGACAACAACAGCAGGTGCTACAGATACCGTAACTGTTAATCTCGATGATACATCTGTCAGTGCAGGTTCTTATACATATACTTCTTTAACTGTTGATGCACAAGGTAGATTAACCGCTGCATCTAATGGTACCGCTCCGGCTCTTACTAGTGTTACCAATCAATCGGCTAATCGTGTAATAACCTCTGACGGTACTGGACAAGCAAATGCGGAAGCAAATCTTACATTTAATGGAAC